TGTCAACTTATTTCTCAATGTTCACTACACAAACACAAAATACAGTTAAATCCTTCATATCGTTAATTTCATGTCTTAATAAAGAGGATATGGATCGAACATTAGCCAATTTGTGCGGGTGGATGAATTCAAAGAAAATACATATTCGAACGCTAATTGGTGTGGCTACTATGCATGTCTTGGCATTAAGGAATAATCTGGACATTCATTGTTCCAATATCATGCGAGTGGACTTTCCCACTTTGAGAGAAAGATTAAATCAATTGACTACGTATTGGACAAAATTTGTATCAAAAAATTTTAACTATGTGATTGCTGGTATTTTTACAGCAGTAGCTGTTGCTGGTTATGTTTGGAAACAACGAAATACAAAGAGTGAAGAAAGTACATTACCCAGAAATCGTCCAGATTACGACAAACGTCAAGCAAAGAAGTCTATGAGTTCAAGGAAAGGCGGAATTCATGTCACAATGCCTGCATTTAAGAAAGGACCTAAAGGTAAAGGAGGGAAATTTACATCACAGAGTGGAGATCAACAAATGAGTCACATTTTAATGGGAGCCAATTCTGTTGTACAAAACAACATGGCTATTATTTGGTGTGCTCATATTCGTAATCAAATGGTTTTTATAGGAGGTAGATGTGCTTTAACTACTCGACACACTCTTGAAAGTATGATACCTTTTAGTAAAGATCATATGGTTTCAGTACTTGGATGCGGGAATAAAAGACAAAAATTAATTTGGACAGGTTCCTTGGATAAGTTACAAGTGAGATATCATGATACCAAGGATATTGCTATGATTGAGTTCCCAGTTCAAGTGAGTGAATTCCCTTCCATACTCAAATATTTTCCTAAAGAGCGAGATCAAATTAAAGATGGACCAGCATGGCTTATAGGAATATGTTCAACTGTAATGGATTTAGATTATAATAAATCATTAGAACAAGTATTTGCTTCACAATTCATCGATTTGCGTAATGTTTCAAGACGGTCACAACGAGATTATTATGTTACAAGAATAGTGGAAGGTACTTCACAAAAAGTGAGGTTTAATCCAGGAGTATGTCTTGAATACGCAAAAACTACGCAAAAAGGGGATTGTGGGAAACTTGTAATACAGCCAATACCTGGAGGTTCTCAAATGTTGATTGTCGGTATACATCAAGCTGCGAGTGAAATTAAAAGCATCGCTTCTATGATTCTCCAAGAAGATATACAAGGTTTTAAGATTGGAAAAATACCCACATCTGTAGAAGCTGTTTTAGAAACTGAGGCAATAAATTTTTCTAGTGCTATTAATCATACAAATTATGATGAATATCAAAAGAAGTTTGTTGATCCCTTAGTAATACTTGATGGACGTTATGCAGCTAGATATCCAACTAAGTCAAATTTGATTAAAACCAGTTTATTCGAATACGTTACCACAAAACATCCTTCTTTGTTGAATTATGTTCCCGCAATTTTACACACGAAAGATGGAGTGAATCCCATGCAAATGCAAGTTGATAAACAATTTACGAGCTATTGTAATTTTCTTCCATATGCAGTAGTGCAAAGAGCTTCAGATTCATTACTTGATCATTTAACTTCATTACCAACAGCAAAATATATTAAACATGGTAAACTCAGTTTACACAAAGCTGTGAACGGAGACACAGATATTGGCTTAAATGGATTGGCAATGAATACATCAGAAGGATATCCTTTTATTTGGAAACGTCCTCAACATTGTTCTGGAAAGCGATGGTTGGTTGATAGTGTTATTGAAGACAATATCACTTTCTATCGCTTAAGGGAACCAGTAAGGGATCGGATTCGAATGCTAGAAAAGGAATTGGACAATGGAGAAATCCCTATTGTTTTTGTTAATGATCTTCTAAAAGATGAATTGAGACCTGTGGAAAAAGTACTTCAGAAGAAAACACGAATGTTTATGTGTTCTGACTTTGCTTGGAATATTATTATACGTAAGTATTTTGGAGGTTTTCTAGGTTTCATATATAACAATTGTATAGATTTGGAGATTGCAATAGGAATTAATCCGCATGGACAACAATGGACATCATTATATCACCGAATATTTTCACAAGGAGATGAAGGAAATTATTTTGCTGGAGATTTTGGAAATTACGATAAATCATTACCTTATCAGTTAATTATTGAGGCTGCTACTATAATTAATAAGTGGTATAATGATGATTATTCCGATATTAGAATGAGAATCATTCAAGCTACTTATAATACTTATCATATTAATGGAAACGTAATATATCGTACATTTCAAGGAAATCCTTCAGGAACACCTTTGACCACATTAATGAACTCAATGGTTAATTGTTTATTGATGAGATTAGCATTTCATACTATAATGGATTATTTTGGTAATGAGGCAACATTTAATGATGAAGTACAATTTTCCTGTTTCGGTGATGATAATATGGGATCTGTCACAGACAGAGCTTCTGAATTCTGTATGACAAATATTTCAATGGCTCTAGAAACATTTGGTATGGAATATACACATCCCAATAAAACAACTGATATTACTGACGTTTACTTTTTAAAACGACAGGAGATTACCTATCTTAAGCGTTCATTTGAATTCAATTGGGAAGGTAGTGAATATGTTTCTGCTCCATTGGAATTTGATTCCATTCTGAGACCATTATGTTGGAGGGACAGCAAATCAGAGGTTAATGAAG